ATGGATAATCTAACATTAAAAAGTTTATATATTAAACATAAAGAAAATATATTATTTGATGTTTCTTTTCTAGAATCAAATCAAGTTAATCGCAATCTGCCATTAACGACAGTATTGATAGGGGAAAATGGTTCGGGGAAAAGTTATCTTCTTACGTTAGTAAGCGAAATCTTTAGAGGATTAGATATATTAAGAAGAGATAGAGATGTAAAGTTTAGATATGATGAATATAAATTAAATTATTATTTAAATGATAAAAACTATAGTATTCATATTTATAAAAATAAAGTTAAATATTCTATTGATGGTAAGGAATCTAGTATGTATGAGGTTTTACTTCCAAATCGAATACTTGCTGTATCTTTCATGATTAATGATAAATTTACATTTGTACCCTCAAAATTCGGAAACAAAGAAATATATTCATATCTGGGTGTGAGAAGAACGTCAAATGCTACTTGGACTACTACATTATTAAAAAAGATAACAGATACGTTGACCTTAAATCTTCATAAAAAAGATTTTTCAAACAAAGTATTTGAAATATTAGATTTTCTTAATTTCGAAAAGGAACTACAATTGAAGTTTATACCAACAAATAAGACATTTTTCAAAAGAAAAGTTAATTTGAATTATTTGAAAAATAAAGTAAAAAAAATGATTATAAAAGATTTTAGATCAGGTGCTATTAATAAATATTCTGAGGAGTCTTTAAATAAGCTGCTTGAATATATTAATTCAATAGTAGAAATAAACAAAAAAGAGTCAAAACCTTCTAATGAATTAATTATTAAATTGAATTTAAATGACAGAGAATGGCATACTCAAACTGAACAACTAATCTATTTAAATATGTTAAACGAACTTCAGCTATTGAAAGCTCCAGAATTACTATTAAAGAAAATTGATGAATTTGAATTCGAATCGGCAAGTTCTGGAGAAAAACACTTATTATATACATTAATTAATCTAGCTGCTGAAATTGATAAATTATCCTTAATTTTAATAGATGAACCTGAATTAAGTTTACATCCCAATTGGCAAATGAAGTACGTTAGTATTATAAAAAAACTTTTTAGCGAATATTCATCATGCCACTTTATTATTGCCACACATTCACATTATCTAATTTCAGATCTAGAAAATGATACATCTTCAATAATACACATATCAATAGAAAAAACTAAAGAAAAATTAATCCGTAATGCGAAACTTTTGAATGTGGATACATATGCATGGTCTGCTGAAAATATACTTTATAATATTTTTGGGGTTCGAACTTCTAGAAATTATTATTTTGAAAATGATTTAAAGGAACTGATTTCTTTAATTGAAAATAAATCTGTTGATACTTATAAGATTAATAGTTTAATAAATAAATTTGAGTCTATTTTAATAAACGATAAAGATCCATTACGTTTTGTAATATTGGAAGCAAAGGAGTATTTAAACAGTGTTGAATCAATTAGATGAAAGAATAAGATATTCAAAAGCTAATAAAAGGATATTAAGGAAATTAAGACCTTTTAGAGGTGGTATATGGGATGAAAATTCAAAAGATATAAAGTTGATAAAAGCGAAAATCAGAACCACTTTAAAATGTTATCAAGACAATAAGTGTGCATATTGTTCACAGCCATTAGATGTGACGAGTGGATCTGAGATTGAGCATATTGCTCCAAAAGGGGGGCCAGTATATCCTAAGCATACGGAATTTACATTTACACCATTTAACTTAGTATTATCTTGTCACCTGTGTAACAGCCCTGTAAAAAAAGGAAGAAGAGATACTATAGTTTCTAAGGATATTAACTATAAAAATTGTGTTTTTAATATTGTACATCCTTATTTTGATAATCCTACAGATCACTTTGAAGTTTCACATAATAGTGACTTTACTGGGGTAATATTCAAACCATTAACTGAAAAGGCTAGGATTTCAAATTCTGTTTTCAAATTAAATGATGAAGCACATGTTACAGCAAGAGGAAGAATTGAGGTTGCGAAGCAATTGGAAAAAGAAAACATAAATGAATATAGAAGATTATTATTTAAATCAATTTTAGAGTATAAATGATTCTTCTCACTATCTGACTAATTTTGTGATATTTAATTAAAGAGAGATATAATGATATATCTCTCTTTAATTCCTAAGTAAAGCAGAAAATTTTTCATGCATTTTCTCAGTAGCAGCTACCCTCATACCAGAAGTAACATGCAAATATATTTTAGTCGTTGTATCGGAGTTTTTATGCCCAACCCGATTCATAATAAAATTCAAATCCACACCAGCCTCTGCCAATAGACTAATATGTGTATGGCGAAGGATGTAGGTGCGGAATTGTTTGTTGATGTCAGTGAGTGCACCAAGTCGTCGGACGGTTTGATTGAGCATTTTGACGGTAGGGGGGGATGCCTTCCTTGTCACCGAATACAAAATCAGATTTGATCCATTCACGTTCCTCACGCCATTGATAGAGCTGCTTCAATTTTTCTACTACAATATCATCGATATCCACGGAGCGGATGCTACCTAATGTTTTTGGGGGTGTAAGCTCAAAGTCACCACGTATACCTTTTTTCGCATACACTGTTTTGTTGATGTGAATAAGCTTCTTCTCTAAGTCAACATCCTCATACTTTAGGGCAACAGCTTCTCCTGGGCGCATGCCAGTGAAGGCAATTGTGTAGATCAATGTGCGATACATAATATTACGATGCTTGTCAACATAGCTTAAAAATTCCTTCAATTCATCTGTTTCTAAATAAAACTTCGCTGTTTCCTCAGTAGTAACATCCTCTAATTTCATTTTTTTCTTTGGTACAAAAGTAGCTTCTACAGGATTTATCTCAATCAATCCAGTTTCCTTCGCATAGGAAAAAATCATTTTGGCAGCATTGTGAGTGCTACGTAGTGTATTAAATGCTGTGCCGTTTTCAAATAGGTGATTGAGCACACCTTGAAATTCAATAGTTGAGATGGCAGTCATTTTCTGTTTCGCTAAGTAAGGATTGAGTAGGGAAATGCAGTAAGCACGATGTTCATTTGTTGTCTCCTTATTCCCTTTCATCCGATAGAGCTTCAACCAATCTTGGCTAAACTCATCAAATGTAATCTTTGCATCAAAGGTATATGCTTTCTTTATCTCAGCAATAGCTTTTTCTACTCTTTCACGAGCTTCACCTTTACTTTTACCACGACGTGTAATTTGACGACGTTTACCAGTGGATGGATTACGGGGACCCTCACCCGTACAACGCCATGTTGTCTTATTTATTTGAACGAAATGCATTAGCTGTCACCGCCTTCATGAATCACATCCCAAATTATTTTTAGTTTCTCAACATCTTCCTCATTGCAGGAGGGGAGGTACTTATACCATTTTTGTAATGAGAGATTGTGAGCAAAAGGTTCTTTTAATACTGGATTATAAGAAGGATCTTCAGAAAGACCAGCTAATTCAATCAGCTTTACGTAATCACATTTATAAGCGTTAGCGATTCGTTGCAAAGTTTCTGGTGTTGGTTTAATTGGATTACCAGTGCGACGATCTTTTCCTCTTTCAAGCATAGCTAAGTAAGAATGCGTAATGTCCATACGCTTTGCTGCATCACGTAAAGCCTCATCACCACGTAATTCTTTCAATAACTCACCTAAGCTCAAATCAATCACCTTCATTTCATTAATTTTGAATGCTTATATCATTCCGTTTTCAAATATAGAACAGAGACAGTTAAGTTTCTATTCCAATTCAGCATAAGTGCTTTCTATTGAAATATTGTTCCAATCGCTTGAAGGCAAAATCATATTCCACTTTAAATTGCTGCTGCACATATTCAACGGTTAGATTACTTGGCTCTATATCATCTAGCATGAAAGAAGGAACACAGGCATGGTACATAAAGTGGTTTGCCTTATTCTCTTGATACTCATGAAATAGGGAAGACATGCGACCTTGATGTCCAGTATGTAAAAGTACATGTGCTAATTCATGGCAAAAATCTTGCCATTGCTGCTGATGTGTAAGTTGCTCATTTAAAAATATGTAGGCACTCTCTTTTAGAAAGAGTGCCTGGCTTTTATCTGGCCAAAAAAAACATAAATACCAAGCTTCAAGGATATTGTTTTGAAATCTAAATGTTCAGTTGTCAATATTTCTAACCGATTATAGAACTCTTCTATGAATTCCTCTGTATGTGTTTTGTACTTCATTGAAACATCTCCTCAAAACAATATAGAACTAATGTTCGTATATAGTGTACAATAAAACCCCACCATTTGGAAGTGGGGTAAAGTATAAATAATAGATAAAGATAAAAGATTGGAGCGAAACTTTAATATAACTCTACTTTCATAATATAGGGTCACACAAATTAAGATGGTTTTCAATTTGACCAATTTCAATTTTTTTAGAGAAAAATATAAATTCTTGACCTTTAGTAGATTTAGCAATTGAATAATTTAAATTGTACCTTTTATAGTCATAGCGTTTATAGAGTTTTTCAATTTGTTCTGCTACATCATATGTCAAAATCCAATATCGATTTCTCATAGTTTTTTTTATAATTTTGGCTAATTCTACGTGGTCTTGGTGAGAATAAAAATTTGTATATAAATCTGGCCCTTTTATATAATAAGGTGGATCAAAAAAGGTTAAAGACATTCTAGTTTTTTTTATAACATTTTTTATAAAGTATTTTGCATCCATATTATATACTTGGATTTGATTTCTAAGTGCATAAATGTTTTCAATACGGTTAATTATATCTTGTTTATTAAATCTACAATCAACAGTATTTTTTTCTTGAGATTCACCCCCAAGCATTCCAGCTTTAATAATACCTGAAAAACAAGTTCTATTTAAAAAAAGAGTGGCGAAGGCAAGTCTAAGCTCACCTCCATCAATAATACCTTGAGCATAAATTTCTTTTTGATTTCTCCATTCTTCAGGAGTAATAGGGGTATCGTTAATCATTTGTATTAGTTCAGCTGGATCTGTAATAATGGTTCTCCATAATAAATATATTCCTGGATCAATATCATTAATAATTATTTTTCGTACATCACCATTAAATAATAGACTGAGGGCAACAGCAGCTCCTCCAGCAAAAGGTTCGATATACGTCGTTAAATTATTTTGTTGTACTAAATGTTTTACATAATTATATGTTTTATATTTACCACCTGGATATCGAAGTGGGGAGAGACTGGCCATTTTATCACCTCATTGATATAATATAACATTACTTTAATTTTGGCCAGAAAATTTGTATATAATTTCATCCATAGATTTTATTATTCTACAGATATTCTCCCAACTTTCAAGATTCTCAAAAGAAGTAGGATTAAAATCAGGTAAATGCACAAATTGATTTAGTTTTTGGGTAAGAGAAAAGTTATTAGATTTACTAAAAAGACTAATAATACGTGCTTCAGTAGTAGCGTAAAGGCCATCCTCAATTTTACCAATATGTTGAGCTATATATTGTGAAAATTTCTCATTTAGCTCTTTAGATGAGAAGTTTTTTACTGTTAAGCCTTTTAATTTATTTTCATCTGTATGATCAAGCTTTGAAAATAATCGTGTATATTCGTAAGCATAGCTCTCCAAAAGACTTCTCATAAGAAAGTTAACAGAAAGACCAAAGAATTTATATTCAAGTTTATCTAATTCTCTAATTATTGCGTTGATACGAGTATTTTCGCGATATTTATTTTTGAATGGATAAGCCTTTAGTAGATAATCGTATTCATCAGGATTCTTTCTTTTTCGACCTCCATTATTTTGTTTTTTTTCCTTATCAGTTGAATTATCAACAAGGCTATCAACTGTTTCCCGGTCATCCTCAAGGCTATCAACTGTTTCCTGGTCATCCTCAAGGCTATCAACTGTTTCCCGGTCATCCTCAAGGCTATCAACTGTTTCCTGGTCATCCTCAAGGCTATCAACTGTTTCCCGGTCATCCTCAAGGCTATTATCTGTTTCCCGGTCATCCTCAAGGTAATCAACTGTTTCCTGGTCATCCTCAAGGCTATCATCTATCTCACGTTTATCGTCAGGTTCAATTTGGTCTTTATCATTTTCTATATTTGAATCTGATACAACCTCTTGTTCAGCTTCTAATCCATCTAAGCTATCTTCAGAATTCTTGTATTTAGTAAGTAATTCTAACAATGTTGCATGTGTTTCATTAAGAACTTCTGGTGTTTTTTGATTAATTTTCTTCCCTTCAAAGAAATTATAAATTTCTTCTTTTTTATTAAGTAGACGAGTATTAATAATCTCTTCTTCCCAATACATTTTCGCTATTAAAACCAGAATATTTAATAGTAATTTTTGTTTCATATTATTTTTAGGTAGTATGAGCTCATTATCATTTGAAAACTCAAGATTTAAACCATTTTCATCTGTAAAAAAAGTAAAGAAACGATATACAATTAACTCAGTTGGAAGAGAGGTATCAACTACATTATCTATGAATGTAGAATCACTACAGAAAATTTTATAATTTTCTATAATATTTGTGAGAATTGAGTATCTTTGTAAAGCTCTTTTAATTGTTAAAGGCGAATCAGGAGAGATAGATTTTATTTCATCTATTGTCTTACCGTTATCTACCATCTTTTTATAAAATCTCATTTTAGAAAATTGAGACCAAAGTCTTATTCCGTCAATATGTCTATTAAGTAATGCTTTATCTGCATCTTCTCTATATTTTACTATATCTACAGGAATTTCTTTAATAAATTGAGAACAATCTTTAGTAATTTTTGGGATGGGTTTATTTAAGCTTGTTAGTTTAGGATTATTCAATAGCTTTAACGACGACACACGACGATTACCTTCTAATACAACATATTTGTTATTTTCTTTAACAACAATTAACCGTTCACCAGGAGTAAAACCACCATAATTATTAATACTTTTTGCTAATGTCATTAATTCTTCATATTCTATTAAATAATCAATAGTCTCTGTTTCAGTAAAATTTCTATCTTCTCTTGTTGTAAACCTAGGATTTAATGGGTCTAAAACTAAATCATTCAAATGTACATTTTTTGTTTCAAACACTTTTTCTTTCTCCTTACGTAAATTAATGTTTTTGTAGTTATTTGTAATAAAAATAGGTTATTGATCCTTGCGTAAATAGAACTAAAAGGTAAATAAAAATAAAGAGCTACAGTATTACTACTGAAACTCAAATTCATTATTTACCTTGTTTACATAACCATAAATACTTAATTTTTACAATAATTTTTATTAACAAAGACATGCTACATTTTGCATGTCCTTATTTTTTATCGTTTTTTATGATTTCCCAAATGTTACGAAGTTTGCGTACTGCTTCCTCATCTGATTCAGGAAGTTCTTTGTAGAACACATTAAGTTCTGGATCATTTGCGAAGGCTTGAAACTCAGCTTCTTCTTTTTCTTGTGGCGTAAGTGCAGGGATGTCTGTACGACCAAGAAGGTAGTCGGTGCTGACTTCAAAATAATCAGCAATTATTTGTAAGATATCATAATCAGGCTTTCTATCCCCAGACTCATATCTGGAAAGTACAGCATTAGAAACACCAATTTTTTTAGAAAACTCAATTTGTGAAATGTTATGTTTTTCTCTCAAGTATTTAATTCGATTTCCTAGTGATTTCAACGTTCCCACCTCACATATTATTATATTATTTTACCATTTACCATATCGGTAAATAACTGTTTTACCAAAAAGGTAATTATTTTATTGACTTTGCCAAATTGGTAATGTATATTGAGGTTAAAGTTACCAAAAAGGTAATGGGAGGTGCTTAATATGTTTAAAACCTTAGTAGTTAATCTCGATTTGATTAAGCAGCTTAGAAATCAAAAAGATATATCCATTGAGGAAATGTCTAAATTTTTAGGCTATAAGGGATATCAGGGTTACTACTATAAAGAAAATGGTACACGAAAGATGAGTGCAGATGATATTGCGAAAATATCTGTAATACTATCAGTTCCAATTAATGAGCTTTTTTTTGAAATTTAAATTGCCAAAACGGTAATTTTAAAGGAGGTGAGGAATGTGGGATGGAGTATGACAAAACCAAAACGTAAGAAAAAGCGCAAAAAGCCTGTTCCTTCAGATGAATTTCGGAACGTAAAGGGGACTAAACGTGAACGAATGATTACGGAAAGAAAAGCAAGAAAGCTTACACAAGCACAACTAGGTAAAATGGTTGGCTGTTCAGCTGTAATGATTGGTGCTATTGAAAGCGGGAGATCTAACCCAGGATTAGAAGTTTCCTTACAGTTGGAACTTGTACTTGAAACACCATTTTTTGAATTGTTTCCTGATTTATAAAAAAGTACTTGACTGGAGGGAGTCATATTATTTCCAGTTAAAAAAATACAAATGGAACATTACTAAAATTTCTGAAATCCGTTTTTTTGTAAAGCGATGAATTATGAAAGTATGCGGAATCGAATAGGTGAAATTGAATGTATTTTTATTCCTTATTTGGAAAATATGCGATTTGCTAATATGAGATTACACCTTGTTAAAGGGGGTGAGGGGATGTATAGCGAGGAGTTTAAAGCGGAGATAAAAGAAGAATTTCGCCAGTTGTTTAGGGAAGAATTAGAAAAGGCATTTGCACCAAAGCCACTAATTCGTGAGTTGCCAGTCTTGTTGACTCGTCAGCAGTTGATGGAGTTGTTCAACATCAGAGATACAAAAGCATCAGCATTATTAGGAAGATCAGATTTTCCGAAGTTCTATGAAGCAGGAAGGGTACTAATACCATCAAAAGCATTATTGCAATGGATTGATGAACATACGGAATGGGTCAATACAAATACTGAGTATTTTCGATCTATTGGGTGATGCTTCATATAAAAATTTTAACTTACAAAAACTGAATAGAGTATTCCAGTTTGGAATGTGGAAGGTGGTGAGACTATGAAAATAGGAGCCATATTGCAAGCCTGTCGTGAACGTGCTGGGCTATCACAAGAAGAACTGGCACATCGTATGAATCGTACGCAGCCTTGTATCTCGAAATTCGAGAATAGCGTAAAAGTTCCAGATGCCCTTACCTTTATGGAATGGTTCAAGCAGACAAATACACAAGAAGTTGCTGTTGCATTTTTAATGGGAATGGATGGACTTACGATTTTACAAACATTGCTTCCAGTTATTGGTGGGTTTGTTTGTTGGTTTATTTAATTAAGTTTGCAGAGGAAGTGAAAAAATGACGAAGAGAAATGAATCAATTATTGAAAAAATTAAAGGTTTGTTGGCTCTTGCAAATGATCATCAAAATGATGAAGAATGCCAGACTGCATTTATGATGGCTCAAAAATTAATGATTAAATATGATATTTCTTAATCTGAATTAGAGGATGGAGAAAATGATAGAGCTATATCAGAAGGACAGGCAACAGCTCATAAAACCTTATATTGGTGGGAGCGGCAATTAGCAAATATTATCACACGGAATTTTAGAGTTACTTGGTACTACAACAATAAAATCATCAAAGGGGAAACAAAAAAGAAAAGAGCGATTATGTTTATGGGATTTGAAAGTGATGTAGCTCTCGCTAAAGAAATGTACGTGCTAGCTTACGATGTTTTAAGTTTTTATGTTCAGAAATTCGTTAACGATTACTACGATAGCACCCAAATCTATAGAACAAAAAAGTTAACTACTGAATTAAAAAATTCATATACTACTGGTTTTTTGAATGGTTTGAAAGAGAAATTTGAAGAACAAGTAAAAGCAATGGAGCAAGAATACGGTCTAATGGTATTACTCCCAGCAGAAGTAAAGCAGGAATATGATAAGAGATTTGGACACAAAAAAGGACTATCTTACAAGATTCCACCTATTGAGGAAATAGCAGCCTATCAAAAGGGATTCCAAGATGGAAATAAAGTAGATTATACAAAATCTACATTGGATAAAGAAACATCATTATTTTGAAAGTGGTGACAAAGCGATGGAGAAAATTAAAGCATTTCTTGCTTATCTTGAAACATCTAAATTTAAGCTTCATAGGTTAGCAAATACCAATCTTGATATGTGTTATTCAAATTTTGAGATGGAAGATTTGTTATTGATGCTAAACGAAAAGAAGGAAATGGCACAGAAGGCTGGGATATTATCTACAGATTTTTATAACGGAAACTTCAAAGTGCAAGTGACGTATGAATATTTTCAGCATTTAACGAAAGGTGTAAAGGAGATTCACATTGAACCTTCGTTGTTTCCTGAGCTTGAAAATGAGTATCTTTTTGCAGAAGTGGATGGCGTGCAGTTGGTAGCTGTTCGGAAGGTTGAAAATAAAAAAATGCAAGCGCAATAGCACCTGCATCAATCTTGAACTGTAACTTTGGTCGGTGAACAGTTCAAAAAATATTAAATATCTTGTCCCTTTATTATGGAGAAGAACTGTATATAAGTCAATAAAGGAGGAGTTTACATGGAACAAGTGTTAGAGAAACTACGTACATTTTTATCACAAGAGGAAGAGTTGCTACGGGATTATGCGGTTGATGTAGCGGAAGCCTTCGATAGTTGTTTGTATATGAGCAATCAAAAGGATTATTTTACACAAAAGGGTCGAGTAAATGCTATTAAAGATGCTATCGAACTAGTGGAAGATTTAGAGAATCCATTAAAAGCTATTTGATTCGTTCACGTCACAGGATTCATAAGCAACAAGCTTGTGAGTCCAATGATGTGAATGCATCGGAAAGGCAGGTGATTTGAGTGAAGATCAATGTAAAGGAATGGCTGTCGAAGAAGCCAGTTGATCGTTTTATGGCAATTTATAAAGCCGCGCGACAAAATGACGTCACCCTTAAAAATAGGCATAAAAAAGGCTTACAAGCACTGGCATGCAAGTAAGCGTTCATTTTCATTTAATTACATTAACAAAATTATATCAATTATCTAGTTAAATATCAACTAAGAGTATAGAACAAGTGGGTAGCGACAATTTGTCGTTACCCTTGTGAAAGGGGAAGTAGCATGAATTTGATGGAGATTCAGCATGCAGATAAAAAAGTTTTAACAACCGCACAAATTGCTGAGGTGTATCAAGCGGATAGTAAGTCGTTAATGCGTAACTTCCAACGAAACAAGGAGCATTTCCAAGAAGGTGCTCATTATTTTGCACTTACTGGTGAAGCACTTAAACAATTTAAAGGCGGGCGACAAAATGACGTTACCCTTAAATTTGTATCAGTGTTGTATTTATGGACCGAAGAAGGAGCATTTCTGTTAGCAAAATCGCTCAACAGTGAAAAAGCTTGGCAGGCTTATAACATGCTTGTTGCGCAATATTATCAAATTGCTAAAGGCTTGCAGCAGGCGCAGCATGTTTCCTTGCCGTATGACGAAAAGCGTTTTTTAGCTTTGGAGCAACGTGTCCAACAAATTGAGCAACGATTGCAAGGAGTTACACTGCATTCAGGGGAGCAGAAGCGTCTACGACAGGCAGTGACAGAGCGTGTCGATCAACTATGTAAGGTTCAAGCACGTCGCGCAGCCTGTTTTGCGTCCATTTATCGTGAAATTAAAAGGCGGTATCAAGTGGAGTCTTATCGTGATGTACCACAGTGTAAGATGCAAGATGCCTTGCACTTTGTGGCTACATGGAAAGGAGGGGCAGATGCATGAATTTACTCATCAATGAGCCGCCTTTACAAGTTCTGCCTAGTTTAGCTGTTAAAGTGGGCTTGAATGAGGCAATTATCCTACAGCAATTGCACTTTAAATCGCTTATATCTGCACATATTCATGATGGGCATAAATGGGTGTTTAACAGCTATCAGCAATGGCAAAATGAGTTTCCATTTTGGTCTGAAAAAACAATAAAACGTGCAATTAGAAAGCTAGAAGATGATGGCTATATTTTCTCCACAGATGAATTTAACAAATACAAGATCGACAAGACAAAATGGTATCGGCTGAATTATACAAAACTTGGTTATTTGATGATGGGACAAAATGAGCCTTCGAACGAGACAACATGTCCTGACACATGGGGACAAAGTGACCCTACACAGGAGGACAAGTTGACCCCATCAAGTAAGGACACTTTGACCCCACCAATAACCAAAGATATTAAGAGTAATAAAAATAATATTGTCGAGGAGCTCGACATTGTGCATGAAATTATTAGTTACTTAAACCAAACTGCTCTTAAAAATTTCAAAGCAACAACGACAGCTACGAAGCGACTCGTCAATGCTCGACTTGCAGATGGCTATACGCTAGAGCATTTCAAATGTGTGATTGATACAAAGGTCAAGCAGTGGCTGCACAACCATGAGATGAATAAATATTTACGGCCAGACACGTTGTTCAATGCAACGAAATTTGAAGGCTACTTGAACGAAACACAAAGCGTACAGCCTGTTCAGCATGATTCGTCTGGTCCACTGGATTTAGATTTTACTAAGGGGGAGGATCTGTAATGGAATTACAAAACATTAGCATTGAGCTAGCAGAAAAAAGCTTACTCGGAACGATGCTACAAGAAAATTATTTGATTGCAGATAGCAACTTGGATGCTGCTCATTTTTCAACACAGGTGCATAAAAATATTTTCTCCAGCATGCTTCAACTTGTCAGTGAGCGTAAGGTAGTGGACTATATCACCTTACTGACAACACGGGAGCCGATAGAGCTAGGAGGGGCAAATTATTTAGCAGAGCTTGGCAACTTCGCCAGTGGAACAAATTATGAGCAGTACCAAAACATAGTGCTTGAAAGTTGGAGAGAGCGTTCTAAGCGTCAAATCGTGGAACAAGCGCAGCAAGAGGATTGGGACATTGCAGAGATTCAACAAGCATTGGATAAGCTAACGACCCAACATACCAGTACAAATACGAGCATAAAAGCAGATTTAATCCAAATGGCAAATCGGCCTTTCGAGCAAGAAAATGTTAAAACAGGTGTCCCTACAGGATTACTTGAATTGGATAAAATGCTAAACGGCTTTCAAGATGCAGAGCTGACTATTATTGCCGCAAGACCCTCTATGGGGAAAACAGACACGATGAATCAACTTGCACTAAATGCTGGGTGGAATGGCTATGTACCGATTATCTTCTCACTTGAAATGAGCCGGACAACATTAATTGATCGGCTAATTGCAACAGCAGGGAATTTTAATCGCTTAAAAATGCGCAATCCGTTTGAATATTTTACAGACGGACAAAAAGAAAAGTGGATGTCAACACTCGGTATGATTGACAATGCCAATATCGAAATTGATGATCGAGCAGGGCTGACAGTACCTCAGATTCGTGCAACCGCTCGTAAAATCATAAAATCCAACCCTAATAAAAAACCCATTATTTTGATTGATTACTTGCAAATCATTCGAGGAACTAACCCACGTGACAATCAGACACAAGCAATTGGGCAAATCTCATGGGATTTAAAGCAAATGGCTAAAGAGTTTAACTGCCCTGTTGTTTGTTTGTCACAGCTCAATCGTAGTGTAGAGCAACGCCAGGACAAGCGACCTGTAATGAGTGACTTACGAGACTCAGGCAATATCGAACAAGATGCTGATGTCATTGCTTTTTTATATCGTGATGATTACTACTCCAAGGAATCCGAAAGTAAAAATATTTTAGAGTTCATTATCGCCAAACATCGTAATGGACCAACTGGCACCGTATCAGCAGCCTATATAAAAGATACAGGTCGTCTATCGAATATTTCTTGGGGAACGATGAAATGAATGAAATAATTACAGTGAAGGAAATCTTGGAATATGCCACAGAATTTGAATTGTGCCGCCTTGCCCATCAAGTATTTTGGGCCGTATTTACACAACAAATTAATCTAGCGGATGACTCTAATAAATTGCTAGAGGTGGCCTATGATGAGCTTGCTGTTCATGAAATGACAGAGCGTAACGTACTTGGTATTGGCCGCATTAAGCTCTATGTTGTAGAAAGCTTTGCACAATATGCCTTTTACTTTGCCAGCAATTCACTGGAAGTTAGCGTAATGCACTGTGAGAAATTTGGTGAGCGTACAGGAGCCATTACAGAGGCACATCGACTATTGACTAAAGTGATGTATTTCGCTGATTTAGATATACACATTCCACTGATTGATCATCGCAAAAACATCGTACAATTTCCTGCTTACCTCGGACATGCAGCTGCAGGTCAATATATTTTGCATCGTCTAGATCAGCACAAAGGGGTGAGAGGTATTGTCTAAGCAAGAACGTGAGGAGATCATTGCTATTATCATGCTCCGTAAAAATTATGCGGAGGAAATGTTACGTAATATGTCAGACGAGCAGCTATTAAAAACATTGGATGAGTTGTAATTTTGGGAGGAATAGGTAAATGAAATTTAGAAAATGGTTATCGTTGTCTCTGGAACGTCGTTTAGTGATTATTGGTAATGCTATTCATACTAAAAATGTTTTTAAGAGAAAAAATTCTTAGGGGGATGAGGGATGTTGAAGATAGTTAATGTAAATATTTATGATATCATTGGACTTTCTTTTGATCCTGTTTATATGGCATTACAACAACTTGATGATAACGAAGAAATTCTTATCGATAAATATACTATTCGAAAAACAGATAAGTTTTACGAAATCGAAAATGGAGACTTGCATGAATGCTTTATCAAGAAAGAGAAGTGCTATCATGTTCTAAGCAATTTGATCATGACCAATTAAAAAAGCTATGGCGGCAACCATAGCTCTTAAATAACAAAGGCTTCTCCCTTGCTACCAGTAAAACCATTATAGCATAAGGGGGAAGCTATTGTGCGTATGAAAGACTTGAATGTGACTATTGACGGGATTCTTCGGGTTGATACAATGGAATTACCTGATAATTGTGTAATAATTTTGTCACGAGGGAAAGCAAAAGTAGCAGAGCTTCCAGCATTTGCTGAAACAAAAATTGTAACACATCAAGGTCAAGTAAAACGTGTTAAATGGGATGAGGGAGAGGAATTTTGACGAGTTTAAAAAGGATGATAGATATTGATTTGATAGTTAAATCAAAAATTAAAGAATCAGAAGTTGCAAAAATATTAAATGATTGGAAAGTAAATAACCCCAGTGTTTTTTTGGAAATTCTTCAGGTGAAAATTAATGAAGTAGGGGTTAAAATATCTACAAGTGCTAGTTGGTTTTCAATAGTAACAGCAATAATAGCAACATTAATAGCATTCTTGGCAACAATAGATAGTGAGAAAGTAAAAATTATAAGGCAAACAGATAATTTCACAGTGATAGGTGTATTAGTCATTTTATTAATAATTATAATTTTTCAAGGAATATATTTATTCAATTTGAGAAAAAAATATAAAAGACTTGTAAATATTCGACAACAATTTTTAATTAGAGAGTTGTATAGGGATTAAATTTTCAAATGGTCAGCAAACTGGTAAATAGTGATACTAACTATTTTATAATAATAAGGTTAGAATTTAAAGAAATGTATTTTTATAGTATTATTAACTTAGACTGGTGTATTAATTCTTTTGAAAGTTATATGGAGTTGTAGCTAAGTTCTCAGCCTGTTCCAAAATGAAGATTATCATTCATCAGGCGATTCAAAAATTATTGGGATAAGGGGAAAATACTTATGACGTATATCAATGAGATCATAAACATTAATCATCAATTAATTGATGAAATAATTAAAACTAGCTTTTCAGAGGAAAATAAATTTGGAGTAACTGATAGAGTTGTTCTTGGTTTATTTAAAAGTCTAAATGAAAAAGGAAGTAGTTTACTTTACTTGTTTGATAATAAAATGTTCGCAGGAAATGATACACTTCTAAGAACTGTTTTTGAAACATCTATACATCTACAATTCATTTTGAATAAAGATACAGATATAAGAGCCAAAGCATACAATCTATCCTCAAAAATTAAAATGATAAAAATAACAGAACAATCTATGGCAAATGATGAAAAGGGAAGGGCTATTAGGAAATACTCTAATCAAACTATTGAGAATTTACAGAGAGTCTATTCTTTAACTCCAGATGTTGAAAGAACAAAAGAAGAATATAAAAATTTAGTTGGCAATTTGAATGCAGACAAATGGTATAGTGTAAACGGAGGACCAAGTTCTTTTGAAAGAGTATGTGAATCCCTTGGTGATCTTCAGTTAGCGGAGTATGAAATTATTTATAGAAACCTTTCCCAAGAAACTCATGGTAAAGAAGCTGGAGATTATTTTAAGGTATCTGAAGGTTATGTGTACCTAGATAATTTACATGAAAGTGAAATGCTAATTCCAATGTTAAGAGGTATTATCGGCAACTCAGCGAAACTAATTGCAGAAAGATACGATAAAATGGATTTTATTATTACTAAAATGGGGCCGATAGCTCAAAAAATTTTAAGTAATAAGTAGTTCTACCAGCTCACTGGAGGACAATGACTGATAGCAGCAAAAGCTGTTGTCAGTTGTTGTCCTCTTTTTTATTTTCTTTTATTGAAGAATTTAGATGAAAGTTAGGGGGAACGATGTATGAATTTTGTACAACCAATACGTGATTCAGAATACATCCGCGTAATAAAAAAGTATTTGATTAATTGGAACTACCGTAATTATATGTTGTTTGTTGTTGGGATTAACAGTGGACTGCGTATTTCTGACATCTTACAGTTAAAGGTTTCAGATACCCAGAGGCCTTATTTTAGTGTCGTGGAAAAGAAAACGAAAAAGACTAGACGTATTGAAATGACTCCTCAATTGAAAAGAGAGTTGAAACAATATGTTGAGGGCAAGGATGAGCATGAATATTTGTTTAAAAGTCGTGAAGGAGTTAATAAGCCTATTAGCCGTAGTACAGCATACAAAATATTAAACAAAGCAGCATCAGCTGTTGGACTTGAAGAAAATATAGGCACTCATACTTTAAGGAAAACATTTGGCTATCATTTTTACAAACAGACAAAGGATGTAGCTTTGTTGCAGGAGATATTAAATCATTCATCACCTAAAATTACGCTACGTTATATCGGCATTAACCAAGATCAAATGGATAAGGCGATGAAGGACTTTAGGATTTAACTTTTCTATTTAGTTCCCTTTAAAAAGATAGTGTGGAACTGAATTTTATGAGATGTCTCAAAGCGTTGAAATAACTAGCGTTAAAGCAATGTGATGAGTTCAACACAATATACATTGAAGTGAACTGAAAGGAGCCAAACAGTGATGGAGATTATGAAGAATTATGCGGATCTAATACGTATTATTGATATAGTAAAAGCTGAGATTGAAATGTTGGAGATAGACAAGGAGTATTGGATAGGTAAGGATGAGCGGTTGCCGTTCTTTTCAACTGGTGCTAGTAAGTACGGACTTGATGTTGCATCACAGAGGGTAGATCGTTTGAACGGACGTATTACTTCACTTGAAACTAAGCTCAAACATTATCAAGCAATCGAAAAAGAAATTCGAGAGAATATAGATAAGCTAGAAGGATTGGAATATAAAATTGCTAAATTGCGTTTTATTGATAGCATGACCTATCAGGAGGTTGCTGATAATTTAGGGTATTCATATGGCTATATTCGTAAGGTAGTATCACGGGGTAACAAAGAGGTAACAATAAGCCTTGCCAAGTCGTGATATATTAACAGATGAAGAAACAGGCAATCACAACTGTGTAAAACGAAAGTGATCCTTCACCTGTACGTGTATGTCAGAAACAAGCAATTGAGACTGCTAAATTGGTAGTCTTTTTTTATAATGACAATCTGTTCCATATATCCTATGATATAGGTAGATGGGAGGTGGATTAGGATGGATATTGCAAAATCTGTAGCAATGTATATTTCTGAACTTAGAGACCAAGAACAAGCAAAGCAAAACATAAAACGATTGTTTCAGAGAGAAGAAAATCGGGTTAAGTTAGCATTAGAAATGAGACTACAACATTTTTATAACAGGGTAGAAGGTTTTATAAATCCTGGAGAATTGTTAATGATAGACAAAGAAACAGGAACAGATAGGTACATATTCGGACACAAACGGGTATCTATTAGTTTTAATAACACAAATGATGAAGATGTTTTGTTAATAGCAAACTTAAATGTAGAAAATGGTCGTTCATATGAATTCAATATTGAGTATGATGGAAGATTTTATTGGGAATACAAAGGGCAAGAATTGACTGAAGATGAGTTCGATCAAATAATGTTTGTAATTATAACGGGAAATTAATAAAATAAGTCACATCTAACAAGGTGTGGCTTTTTATTATGATCATATTCAATAGAATTCCACCATGATAAGATAATATAGTAAATTATGGAGGGATTAAAATGAAAAGAGTCATAGAAGTAATCCTTTGTATTTTTGTAGTAGGTTTTTTGATAGGAATATTTTCGATTAGTTTTCAAACTATTGGTCAAGATAGTCCCAACAAAGCAGCAATTATAAATGGGATTTTAAGTTTTTTTTGTGGATTAGTTGGAGCAGTAGGCGTCATATTTACAACTGGGTTACTGATTAAATCACAAAAAAGAGCATGTAAACGATACTGATAGAAGAACTAGACAACAAATTTATCTTCAATATCAAATAAAAAAATTTGATGAAAAATTTGAACTTTTAAGCCTTGTAGATAAATCTTTAAAAACGATGGTGATTGATGCAGCTAAACTTATAAAACTAAAAGCAGAAGATACATATCAAAAATTTGAAGATATCAAAAAAGTAGAAGAAAATGGAGCAGAAGCACGGAGTAATCTTTTATTGGTAATATCCACTTTTTCTGATGATGAAATTTTAAAAGAATCTGAATATGTAACGAAAGTGAATAAACTGATAGACAATTTGGTAAATTTACCATATAGCCAATTGACTTATGAGGATTATCAAAAATTAATTTATGAAGCCAATAAAGAAATAACATCTGCAGGTTTAAAATTATTTAGAAGTATTACGGATGGAAAAGAAAAAGTACTAAATCAGTTCATAAATGATTAAAAGGGTTTGATTATTATCTAAAAGATAATTGAAGATGAGTCTCTATTAATTGTGAGGCGTTTAATTATGATTAATATTTCTTATAATGACAATCCATTCCATTTATCTTATGATATAGGTAGATGGAATGGGGGTGTTATATTTGGATACAGAAGAAATAGTAAAAAATTATAAGAATAAAGAAATGAAAAAAGTACATTTAGATACTATCGAAAAACAACACAATCGCCTGTTAGAGTTAATAGAAGAAGGTATTTCTGAGAGTGAATTAAATTCACAATTAGAGATGGCTTCTGATACGTACAAAATACATTATTTAGGGCTTAGAAAAATCAAAAGTGAAGAATGATAAATTAAGTCACATCTTATCAAGGTGTGGCTTTTTATTCGGAGGAAATAAATGTCTCAAAACAAAAGGTATTATAAAATTTATAACTATAAAGAAATTTATTCAGAATTTGAATCTCATTTAAAGAAAAATATCAATGAAGATTCAACAGTAAATAATTATATTAAACACAATATGAACAAATTCTCTGATGATGAATTGGAGGTTATGAGAGAAAGTACATTAAAATATAGAGAACGAAATTCCTTTGATGCTACTGTTGGAATTTCTGCTTTAACAGCTATTTTCACCCTATTTGCGATTCTAGTTGCTGCAGCTTTAGCTGTGCCAGGTGATAAAGAATTAGGGGTAAATGGTTTAGGGATAATTTTAATTTTCTTAATTATTTATGCGTTTATGATTGGGCGTATTGCTTCAAGATTATTTAAGAAAGAAGCTCAAATTATTAAAACAGCAAATTTATTGGATATTGCTATCAGATTAAGAAAGCATAAAATTTAACTCAAATTAAATACATAAGTCGGTCTACATTCATACGAGGTGTAGGCTTTTTATTATGCAATTAATTATGAATTGTGGAGGGATGAATAATGCAAGTTTGTGAATGTATGAATGACTCGTCTCATGTATTTAAAGGTAGACATTTAGATGGTGTGTCTTGTCCTATTTGTGGAGGACCTGTCTTACCTAAGCCTTACGATGAGAGGAAGGATAGTAACCTTCCGTATTACAGGGACTTAAAGAAACAATCGTCAAAACTAAAGTCTGCAATCACTATTGATTTGAATTTCGATGACAAATCTAAATTAAAGTTACGAGCAATCGCAATGCATGTAGGTGCATTGGTTGATGAGTTGGATGCAATTGATTCTAATGAATGTACAGAACTATCAGCAAAGCAAATTGAATTACTTGAACACATGATTGAACTCAACAAACAAAATGGAATGTCTATTTGTTTATGCGATGTTGAACGTATTTTTAAATTAGATAATGAACTACCAAATCAAATAAAGGAAACAACATTATCAATTGGTATTGCAAGTAGTAAAACCGATGAGGTTATAGCTGATGCTTTGAAGGACCTATCAGTACGATTAGAAGGAAGTGAATAACATGGAACCTATCTACGCTAAGTGTAACAAGTCATGTGGTCAAAGGCTCTATGTTAAGTATTTCAAGATAGACAAACTGGATAACAAAGTCGAGAAGACATACTTCAATTGTCCTAACTGTGGACGTGAGTATGTCTGTTTTTATACAGATGAATCAACGCGTAAGCTACAGGCTAAGATGCGTGAGCTACACCGCAAGATGAAGTGGGCTGATGCCCATAAGCTAGACCAGTTAAAGCAAGATGAGGCACAGCTCAAGGGCACTATAGCACAGGGGATGGCGAGGGTTAAGCAAGAGGTAGAACAGCATGAACAGTAAGCCTCTAAGACCATGTAACAAACCTGGATGTCCAAACCTAACACGTAATGGATATTGCGAACAGCACAAGACAGCCAAGGCAGATAATAACCGTTATTATGACAAGTATTCTCGAAACAAGAAACATGATCAGTTCTATCATTCGTCATCATGGATTAAATGCCGTGATTACATCAAGATTCGTGACAATGGATTGTGCCAGCATTGTATAAATGAAAAACGAATTACAGTCGGAGTTCTTGTGGACCACATCGTGCCACTGTCCATCGACTGGATCAAACGATTAGATGAAAACAATTTACAATTGCTTTGTCAGTCTTGTCACAACGTGAAGACGAACGAGGACACACAGAAGTTTGGTAAGAAATAGGGTAGCCCCCCTCCATTTGGATTCACCACGGCACGGGGCCCTACACCGGCTGACCGATTTCTTCGCAGAAAAACCCGTTTTTGAAATTTTTTTCTGGAAAGCTAAGGAAAATGAAAGTGAGGTGATAGTATGGCAGGTCGAAATAAGCAGCCATTGCAAGTGATTCTAGGGAATGGACGTTCTAAACATTTAACCAAGGATGATATAAAAAAGCGTCAAAAACATGAAGAAAAGATGCGTGGACCCTCTGAAAACATTGAAATTCCATCGTATTTAACAGCAGCACAAAAGAAGGAATTTGCAGAGATTGCTGAAAAGCTTGTAGCGCTTGAAATTTTCAGTGAGCTTGATGTTGATTCTTTAGCGAGGTATCTGGACTCGAAACATCAGTACTTACAACTGGTGAAAGACATACGAAAAATTAAGCCAACAGAGACAGTTGAGCAAGAAAACGGCAAGAAAATTACGATTGCTAATGAAGATTATCCAAAGTTGCAACGAACCAAAAATACATTGTTTAATGAATGTCGTTCTGCGGCTGCTGATCTTGGACTTACTATTACATCTCGTTTGAAATTAGTCATTCCTTCCCCTTCAACTGTGGAAGGCAAAACCGAGGCCCAGAAGCGATTTGGTGATAGGTTATGAATTGGGTTTTAGAACGAGTTTTTAATTACTGTGATGATATTTTAAATGGAAAAATCAAAGCAAGCATCAAACATAAATGGGCGGTTCAACGCTTTATAAAAGATTATGAGGATTGTCAAAACGATGACAGTCCTTTTTATTTTGATGAAGAAGTGGCGGAGGATTTCTATTGGTGGGCAAATGAGTTTGAACACGTTGAAGGTGTATTAGCTGGTGAAAAGGTTCAACTTAATGATTTTCAACTTTTTATATCTGTAAATATCTTCTGTTTTAAAAAGAAGCGAAACGGAGCTCGTCGTTTCCGTAAGGTCTACATTCAGCTTGCTCGTAAAAATGCTAAGTCTCAATTCTTAGCAATTGTTGGTTCTTATATCGCCTTCCTTGGTGATGAAAAACAACGTATGTACATTGCTGGATGGCAGAAAGACCAATCAGATGAGGTATATATTGCTGTTCGAGATGGGATAAATTCCAGTGAGCTGTTGGACGGTAGGTGGAAAGAAGCGTATGGCAAAATTGAAGTCTTCAACAATGGGTCGGTCATTGTTCCGTTATCCCGTGAAACACGTAAAACAGGGGATGGTAAGAACCCATCAGTAGGAATTGTGGATGAGTACCACAACCATCTAACATCTGAAATTTACGATGTTTTATTATCAGGGATGGTTGCTCGTAAAGAGCCACTAATGTTTGTAATAACCACAGCAGGCTTTGATTTAAGCAGGCCCTGTTTTGTTGAGTACGAATATGTATCACGTATCTTAAATCCTGATGATGATACAGAAAATGATGATTACTTCGGTATCATTTGTGAGCTAGATCCGGGGGATGACATAAAAGATGAAAGTAATTGGATTAAGGCAAATCCTATTGTAGCTACTTATGAAGAAGGTTTAGCTTCCATCCAATCAGATTTAAAAACAGCGCTTGATGTTCCTGAAAAAATGAGGTCGTTCTTAACAAAGACTATGAATATATGGGTGGACATGAAAGAAGGGGGCTACATTCCTGCTAATAAGTGGAAAGCAGGACAAATTGAAGCCTTTGAGGTGAGTGGCCGTGATGTTTATATAGGAGTCGATTTATCTAAGAAGATTGACTTAACTTCGGTGGGTTATGTTTTCCCTACGGATTATGGCTACCATGTCGGACAACACTCATTTATGCCTGAAGATGCGTTAGCAGAGCGGAGAGCTAAAGATAAGGTGCCATATGATGTGTGGATTGAAGAAGGATGGATGGATGTCACACCAGGCGCTGTAGTTGATTATAGCTTTGTAGAACAATGGATTTTGGATTTCATCAATAACAATGAATTGAATGTAATTCTATTTTGTTACGATCCATATGGAGCCACACAGTTTGCTCAAAATATGGCTAACTACGGGTTAACTATTGTGGAGGTCCGACAAGGATTTCCTACATTATCTGAGCCAACAAAAGAGTTCAGAGATTATGTATATCAGAACAATGACCAACAAAAAAGAATCACTCATGTTGGTGATAAAGTACTGGCTTGGGCTGTTGGGAACGCTATTGCTGAAATGGCAGCCAATGAAAGTATTAAACTATCAAAATCAAAGTCCCGAGAACGAATTGACCCTATTGCAGCAGTAATTACAGCATTTGTACAAGCAAGATTTTCAACAAATGAAAGTGGAGAAGGCAATATCAGCTTTATTTCAATTCATGATTTATAAGGGGGGAGGTGAGAAATTGAGATTATGGCAACGTATCAAAACAACAGCATACATGGCATATGCAGGGGCTACTACAGGTTGGAAGGGATCCACATGGGATTTTTCTAATTGGTTTGGACGAACCTTTTGGGGCATCGATAACAGCCAGTTAGCGACTAATGAAACCATTTTTAGCGTTATCAGTCGATTGGCTAACACTATGTCTGCATTACCCATAAAGCTGCATCAACATTACAATGTGATTCAAAATGATGTTTCAGATGTGCTCATAAATGAGCCAAATCAAAATATGAGTAGCTTTGATTTTATTAACGCTTTAGAAGTTAGTAGGAACGAAACAGGAAATGGATATGCAGTCATATTACGTGATATTAGGATGCAGCCAATGGAGTTATTACCACTTGATCCAAATTGTGTGACTGAGTTTATTAATGGTGATGATAGTTCATTGTGGTATGAAGTTCGCGGTGAGAATAAAAATATGTATGTCCACAACAGTGACATGATTCATGTTAAGCATATCCGAGGGCCAGCACGTTTGCGAGGTCTTAACCCTTTGAAGGTTTTGGCCAATACAATTAAATACGATAAGGCTGTTCAGGAGTTCTCTCTTTCTGAAATGGAGAAAAAAGAATCTTTCACATTGAGCTATGCATCAAATGTTGATGAAGAAAAAAGGAATCGAATTATTGGTGACTTTAGAAGGTTTTACTCTGAAAATGGGGGTATTCTATTTAAAGAACCAGGTGTTGAAATTGATCCAATCACAAAACAATACTTTGCATCCGATACGTTGGCATCAGAGCGAATTACACGCTCAAGGGTAGCCAACGTTTTTAATGTGCCAGTTTCATTTTTAAATGATTCCGAGGGTGGCACTCTAGGATCAAACGAGCAACAAATGATTCAATTTACGAATATGAATCTATTGCCAACCGTTCGCCAGTACGAACATGAGTTTAACAGAAAGTTGTTAACCAAAACAGATAGACAGGCAGGTATGTATTTCAAGTTTAATCTGGGTGGTCTTCTCAGAGGTGATACTGCTACTCGCGCGTCGTTTTATCAAATGGGCATTCGTAATGGCTGGTTTAAACAAAATGAAGTAAGGGGATTTGAAGATTTGCCACCAGATAATTCAGAGTACGCAAACAAGCTATGGATTTCTGGTGATCTTTATCCTATCGATATGGACCCGACATTGCGGAAGTCCACTGCTGCTACATCAACTGTGGAAGGAGGTGGAGAAGAGAATGAGTAAAAAGAAAACATTTTTTGATGTTAAAGCATCAGTTGATGGTAAATCAGCAGATGTTTTTATTTTGGGCGAAATTACTCCATGGGCATGGGAAGAATTTGGCGAAATGTCATCGGTAGTTTTCAAAGAAAAACTAGATGCTGTTGGTGACGTCAGTGAACTTCATATTTATGTAAATAGCCCAGGTGGTTCAGTTTTTGAAGGAATCGCCATTGGAAACATGTTGAAACGACATAAGGCACGTACAATCGCTCATGTGGATGCATTAGCTGCATCTATTGCAAGTGACATTGTGTCTTGTTGTGATGAAGTGCGAATGCCCTCAAATGCAATGTTAATGATCCATAATGCAATGACAGGTGCTTTCGGAAATTCTAGTGAATTACGAAAAGTTGCGGATGATTTAGATCGAATTAATGGCATGCAAATAGAAACTTATATGTCCAAAATCGATGGAAAGACTTCGCAAGAAGAGATACAGCGAATGATGGATGAAGAAACGTGGCTGTCAGCACAACAAGCTTACGATATTGGCTTATGTGACGTTGTGGAAGGCTCAAATAGGGCTGTTGCTTGTATATCAAATGAGCATTCAAAGAAATTCAAAAACCTTCCAGAAGCCTTGTTACAGCCGAATAATGAAGTCCTTACTGAAGAAGAAAGGCAAAACATTATTGCAGATTCAAAGGCGAATCTTACTTATTTACATTCATTAAACTTAATCTAAAGGAGGGCATATAAATGCCGACATTATACGAATTAAAACAAAACATGGCTACTATTGGTCAACAAGTAGCAAAGATTGATAAAGATTTAACAGCGAAAGCTATTGATCCACAAGCAACACGTGAAGATATTACAGCTTTAAAGGATCAAAAGGATGATATGCAAGCTCGATTTGATGTAATTAAAGCTCAACATGATCAAATGGAAGCTGAACAAAAAGCGAAATTTGAACAACGTAAAGATATTACAGCAGGAATTGAGGATCCTAAACAAAAGGCAATTGCTGCTAAAGCAGAGTTTATTCGCGCAGCAGTTCAAGGGCGATCTATTTCAGAAGATGTAAAAGCTTTAATCGCCTTACCAGGAGGAAACCCAACAGGTGGGGATAAATTCTTCCCAACAAACATGCAGAACGAATTAGTACATGAGCCATTCGCTAAGAACCAATTACGTGAAGTTGCTCAAGTAAGTGCTATTAAAGGATTGGAGCTACCGAAAATTGCTTATTCATTAGATGATGACGACTTCATTACTGATGAACAAACAGCCAAAGAAATGAAATTAACAGGTGATACTGTTACCTTTGGTCGCAACAAGTTCAAAGTTAAAGTAAAAATCTCTGATACAGTTATCCATGGTACAGATGTTGAATTAACACAATTTGTTGAAAATGCTTTAAAGTCAGGTCTAGCGGCAAAAGAGAAAAAAGACGCTCTTGCTAAAACACCTAAATCCGGGTTAGGGCACATGTCGTTTTATAATGGCACAGATATTAAACGAGTGTCAGGTGCAGATTTATTTGAAGCTATCACGAATTCAATCGCTGATTTACATGAGGATTATCGCGAAAATGCAAAAGTTGTTATGCGTTATGCTGATTACCTATCAATCATTAAAGTTTTATCAAATGGAACAACAAATTTCTATGATACACCTGCCGAAAAAGTCATTGGTAAACCAGTAGAATTTGTTGATGCTGCAATTAATCCAATCGTGGGTGATTTCAACTTCTTCCGTATCAATTATGATGCAATGACATACGACACGGACAAAAATGTTGATTCTGGTGATTACCTATTTGTACTTACAGCTTGGTATGATCAAAAACGTTCGTTAAACTCTGCATTCCGTATTGCTCAAACAGATTCAACTCCTACTCCTTAATAAAAGGATAGGAGTTTTTAATTTATCGAAAGAAGGTGAACTTAGTGTACAAGGTAATTAATCGTTTCAAAGAAAACAACCATGACGGCCATATTTATGAGGTAGGCGACAACTATCCAGCCGATGGTAAAAAGCTTGTTAAGAGTCGTGGGGAGGCTTTAACAGAAGTCCATGAAGAATATGGCATAGCTTTCTTAAAAGCCATAGAGGAGCCTAAGAAAGCTCCTACAAAGCAAGCTCCAAAACAGCCTTCCACAGATGAAAAGAGTGATGCTTAATGCAATTACTGGATGAACTAAAAGAATATTTACGGATTGATGGGAATGACGAGGATCGTTCCCTTTCTACTATTCTGCAATCATCCATTTTTTATTTGAAGAATGCAGGAGTTAAACAGCCAGACGATTATTATTTGATTGTGGAGGGCAAAGACGTATTTGCCTTACATCGTTTAGCTATTATGACGCTTGCTACACACTTCTACGAGAATCGTATAGCTATTACGCCTTCCACAATTAAAACAGCACAGCAACCCATTCCATATGGCTTACAGTCGATAATTTTACAAATAAAGTGGGTGAACCCTGATGAACTATCGCAACAATAATAACGCAGGTCGTATGAACAAGCGTCCTACTTTCTTAAATCCACCAGGTACGATAACTAATGGATGGCCAAGTGATGAATGGACTAAACATGTAACGGTATGGGCGGAATTGAAGACTGCAAAAGGTTATAAATTATTTAGTTCTGACGCTACACAATGGCAAGGAAAATGTGTTATTGGTATTCGCTATCGGAGCGATATACATGAAAAAATGCGTGTTCAATTAGCTGGCAAAACATACGAAATGGATGCACCACCAGTTAACGATAATGGTGATAATCAATGGCTCACAATCTTTTTAAGAGAGGTGTTGTAGATGCACTTAGAAATGCAAGGGTTAGAAGCTTTACTACAGAATCTTACGAACCTTCCACTAGAAGAGGCGGATGAAAATAAAGCCCTTAATGCTGCAGCGAAGGTGGTAAAAGAAGCTGTCATTGAAGAAGCACCACAAGACAAGCGAAATAGCTCAAGTAAATCTTCAATTAAAAACAATATTAAGACTACTCGAGCTAAAAACGGTGAAGCGAAAATACACACAGGTGGAGCTTATCATGCTCATATAATCGAAGGTGGACGATCTGCTGGCCGTAAATATGCGTTGAAAAATGGCAAACGTCAATTAGTCACTTGGGGGCCTATAGCTCCTAACCCATTCTTCACACGTGGATTTGAAAGTAGCAAGGGCAGGGCTGTTGATGTAATGAGTGATGAGATCAGAAAGGCATTGAATCTATGATTGATATTACTGAACATGTCCCAAGCGTTTTGGCTCCACTTAAATTAGGTGTATTATTCAACAGTGTTCCAACTGGATCAGTTATACCAAATCAATACATTACATTCTTAGAAATTAATTCGAAGCCAGCACTTGAAGCATCTGATCATGAATATGAGACTGAGCGACTTATACAAGTCAACGTTTGGTCAAAAGCTAATTACTATCAGCTTGTGGAGGACATCAAGCGATTGATGGAATCAGCTGGCTATGAACGAACATTCGAATATGATGTACCAAAACAAGAAGGCGATTCCCACTTTAACAAAGTGTTGCGATTCGTCTTTTTTGATGAATATTAAACAATAGGAGGTCATGAAAATGGCAGCTACAACGGTAAATGAAAAACCACAAAAAATTAGTTTAAAACGTATCCATTATGCGCTAATGACAAATGAGCAAACAGAAACATGGAGCGATGTTAAAACATTAACAATGCCAATCTCTTTAACACTTACACCTAACTTCTCTGAAGCATCATTAGATGCGGGGGACCGTGTGGTGGATCAAGAGGCACAAATGGACTCTATCACAATTGCAGGTGAAACAGCAGATTTACCAACCGAAGTGCTAGTAGATTGGTATGGTCACAAAAAATCAGCAGAAGGTGGTATTATTACCAACTCGAACGACTCTCCTAATGCTATTGCTATTGGATTTGAATCAGGATCTAAGCTTGTGTGGTTCTATAAGGCAAAATTAAAGCCTGGTGAAGAATCAAATGCTACACGTAAAAAAGGCGAAACAAACTATAAGACTTATCCGTTTAGTGGTGAAGCATTGCCATTAATTGATGGGAACATCAAACATACAGTGGATACACGCGATACAGGAGTAACTGCTACTGCAGAAACATTCTTCGCTTCAGTTGCAAAGCCTACAGAACAAACAGTACCAACGCCTTAAACAGAAGTCCTTTCGAGGGCTTCTTTTCTTTTAATCAAAACTAAAAATAAGTGACTAACGAAAAGGATGGATGAAAAATGCAAATTACATTACGAATTGATGGACAAGAAAAAACATTTACAAATGACTTTGTGAAAGCGCGTGTTTTCCGAAATGCTTTAAAAATGAATGAAAAAATGCGAATCGAAGGCAATGATGTTTCAGTTGAAACTTTTGATGAAATGATCGAATTTATCGTGAATGTATTTGATAAGCAGTTCACTGTGGATGACATATGGGACGGTGTAGAAGCAGGAATGTTACAAGGTGAAATCATGCGAGTATTTAACAGCGTTCTTAATATTGGCGGAGTTGAAACGGCCACAGCCTCTGAGGGAAAGTTGGCGGATTAACACCTTACCAAAATATTAAAAAGTTTTACCGTGATTTATTAAAAGCTGGTTACAAACTTCATGAAATTGATGAAATGGATATTCATTTTTGGTTTGAACTATCAAATGAAGATGATGAAGAAATAGAAGAAGTCACAGCCGACGACATCAGTTGGTTGTGATTTTTATTTTTGCCAAGAAAGGCGGTGAGAATATATGGCAAGCATAGGAAGTTTAGAAGTCAGCCTTAGTTTAAATGCATCGAACTTTAACGGTACAGTAGCTCAGGTAAACCGAAACATGAAAGCAATGGGCAGTGAATTACAAGCAATCCGAGCCAGAGGGTCTGAATATGAAAACTCACTAACTGGACTCTCCCAAAAGCAAGATGTTTTAACACGTTCATTTGATGCGGCTTCTATAAAATTACAAGAACAGCGAAGAAGATACGATGAGCTTGTTGCATCTGGGACTGCATCTTCTGCACAAATTGAACGCCAAGCAACCGCAGTAAACCAAGCACAAACACAATACAATCGTTTGGAACGAGAGTTAGCAGAAGTTACAGAGCAATTGCGTATTCAATCATCACAGTGGACTCAAACAGGGCAACAAATGCAAGAAGTAGGTAATAAAATATCTGCTGTTGGCAATGGAATGATGGATGTTGGTAAGAAATTATCAATGTATGTCACGGCACCTCTTGCAGCATTGGGTGTTGGGGCATTTAAAGCAGCTACAGACTTTGAATCAGCATTCGCTGGTGTTCATAAAACAGTAGATGCAACCGAATCAGAGTTTCAGTTCTTCTCAGATGAGATTAGAAACATGTCTAAAGAGATTCCTGCAGCTGCTACAGAGATTGCAAAGGTAGCAGAGGCTGCCGGACAGTTAGGTATTAAAAACGATGCGATTATAGGTTTTACAAGAACCATGACAGACATGGGTGTTGCGACAAATATGTCTGCTGATGAAGCAGCGACTGCACTTGCGCGGTTTGCAAATATCACAAAGATGTCTCAACAAGACTTTGATCGATTAGGTTCTACAGTTGTAGGACTAGGGAACAACTTTGCGACAACTGAATCTGAGATTATAGAAATGTCTTTACGTTTAGCAGGGGCCGGTGCACAAATTGGTATGTCTGAAGCTGACATTCTAGGTCTTGCTACAGCATTATCTTCAGTTGGTATCCAAGCTGAAATGGGTGGTTCTGCATTATCACGCGTAATGGTACGTATGCAGGTAGCTGCTACTACTGGACTTGGCAAAACGGAAGAACTATCTAAAAAAACAGGTATGTCTTTGCGAGAGCTACAAATGCTCGCAGCTAATAACAGCATGGACTTTACAGATTTAGCAGATTCATTAGGTATGACCAACAAGGAAATGAAAAACATTGTTAATGCAGGTCTCGATCTAGAAAATTTCGCAAAAGTTGCTGGCATGACTAGTAAGCAGTTTAAAGAGATGTTTGAAAAGGATGCTGTTGGAGCGATCGGGTCATTTGTAAATGGCCTTGGTAATGCAGAACAAGCAGGGGAATCAGCCATCAACATGTTACAAGAGATGGGTATTACAGAGATTCTTCTACGTGACTCATTATTACGTGCCGGGAATGCAAATGAACTATTTGCTGAATCAATTGAAGTTGCAAACCAAGCTTGGGAAGAAAATGTGGCCCTAGCGAATGAAGCTGAACAACGCTATAAAACCACTGAATCACAACTTATCATTTTGAAAAATAAGATTACGGATATTGGTATAACGCTTGGAAGCATATTGATTCCAATGGTTTTAAAAGTTGTTGAGTTGATTGAGCCTTGGATTGTAAAATTCGCAAATCTTAGTGAAGGCACACAGAAGTTGATTTTAGTTTTAGGTGGTATTGCCGCAGCTATGGGTCCAGTAATTCTTGTTATTGGTGCACTAGTCTCTAGTATAGGTACTATTGTTTCAGCTTTCGGAGCAGTAGCTTTAGCTATCGGAGAAGCTGGTGGTTTAGCTGCATTTTTAGCTACAAAATTTGCTTTTTTAGGCACCATCTTTAGTGCGCTTACTGGTCCAATCGGTCTCACAGTAATGGCATTAGTAACAGGAGCCATTTTGATCTATAAAAATTGGGAACCAATTAGTGAGTTTTTCGGTGTTCTATCAGAAAAAATGGTATCAGGTTTTAACAGTGTATTATCAGCTGTCACAGCATTTGGTTCAAAAATGAGTGAAGTACCAAGTATGATGATGTCTGTTTGGTCTGGGGCATTAAGCAAAGTAACTGGATTGCTAGATAGTTTGAAAGAAAAGTTGTCATTTGTTACTGATGTATTAAATGTAAGTAATGCAATGGACAGTCTAAAATTAGCACTAGAAGCAATTATATCAACGGTGCTGATGTTACTAGGACCCTGGGGTATGTTAGCGAATATTATTTTAAAGCTTTTCAATCATACGACATTGCTACAAGATGTGTTTTCAATGCTTAAAGGTGAGATGTCCCTTGATGAAGTGGCCAATAATTTTTCTAAATCTATAACCGGCATCGTAGAGAATATTTCAAACTTAATTTCTCGTTTTGTAGAAATGCTACCCAAAATTATTGATTCTCTTGTGATGATAGTTCCTCAAATCATACTTTTGGCAGCTGATATTGTTACAAAGTTGGCTAATGGTATCACGAAAAATCTGCCTTTAGTGGTAAAGGCCATTACTGGTTTAATTGAATCATTCACTACAACAATTGCTACTTTACTACCTCAGCTTGTGAAGGTCGGAGTAACAATATTAACAAATCTTATAAACGGTATTGTTACAGCATTGCCAATGATCATTAAAGTAGTGACTCAATTAATACAGACATTAGTAAATACAATGACAACAGTATTACCTTTATTAATACAAACAGGATTAACAATCGTAGAAACGTTGTTGAATGGTATTGTAACGGCATTGCCATTAATCCTTGAAAGTGCACTTAATATAATTATGGCACTTGTGGAGGGCATAACAACAGCGTTGCCTCAAATAATTAATATGGGTTTAACAGTCATTACTACGCTACTTGAAGGAATTATATCTGCTTTACCAACGATAATTGAAGCCGCAATAACTATTATTATTGCTCTAGTAGGAGCCTTGATATTACTTTTACCTAAGATAATAGAAGCTGGAATCCAAATTATTATTGCATTAGTAGACGGTTTGATAAAAGCCATTCCGGCAATCATCGAAGCTGCTTTAACTTTAATTATGTCTTTAGTACAGGCACTAATCTTATTACTACCTCAATTAATTGATGCCGGAATTAAAATTGTTGAGGCACTTGTAGAAGGACTTATAAAAGTTATACCGCAACTGATAGAGGCTGGTATTACATTAATCACTGCTTTAGTAAAAGCAATTATTGATTTGCTACCTCAACTATTAAGTGCTGGTGCTCAATTAATCGTTGCTTTAGTAAAAGGTATACTATCGATTCTAGGTCAACTTATAGAAGCAGGCGGTACATTAATTTTTGGGTTGCTAGAAAAAATCCTTAGTTTTGTTGGTGATTTACTTGCCGCAGGTGCAACGCTGATAGGAAAGTTAATATCTGGAATACTCTCTTTACTTGGCGACATTGTTGGTGCAGGTGCAAAACTTATCACTAGTCTCATTGAGAAAATATTGAGCTTTGCAAAAGACTTGCTATCAGCTGGTAAAGATTTAGTTAAGTCAGTGGTAGACGGTATAGTTGAAAAAACAAAAGATATGGCTCAAGTAGGTGTTGATATTGTCCAAGGGTTAATTAATGGTATGGGAAGTATGGTAGGTGCCGTAGGAACCAAAGCATTAGAATTGGGTCAAACAGTCATTGATACGGTTTCTAATGTACTCCAACGTCGTTCCCCTTCAAGAGTCATGATTGCAATTGGTAAAGACGTAGGGCGAGGTTTAGCAATCGGTATTGATTCTACAAAGGATTTAAATGAATCAACCATGAAAGAACTTGGACAACTATTGATTGATACAACTAAAGCTAACCAAGGTGAAGTAACGAAAATAGCTGAGGAAGCTGAGAAAAAGCGTACTAAAATCCAAGCTGATGCAGCTAAAAAGAAACTCGATATTGAAAAGAAATTGGGCGTTGATTTACAGAAAGCCAACAATACGAGTAGTTCAAGAAAAAAAGGTGCAACTAAAAACGATACTTTAAGAGTGCAGCAATTGAAGGAAACAGCAAACTCAAAACTTGTTAAGCTTGAACAAGATACCCAAGAGAAATTGAAAAAGGTTAATGACAAAGCCAAGGCTGATATGGTCAAAAAGGAAGAGAAAGCAGCAAGTGAAAGATTGACAGTCATTAAGCGATTTATAGACGATAAAAAGTCTACTGATGAACTTTCGTTAGTTACAGAAGCTCACATTTTAGAAGAGTCGTTAAAGTTGTTTAAAGATGGAACAAAAGAAAAAATCGATATTCAAAAAATGTATAAAAAAGTGACTGAAAGTATCCAAAAAGAAGAGGAATCAATTAATAAAACTTACCTAGATAATGTTAAAAAACTGAATGATGAATACGTCAAAGAAGAAGAACGTTTGACTAAAGTTTATGAAGATGAATTTAAGAAACGTAGAGATGCGTATTACTCATTTGCAGGTTTATTTGATGAAGTGGCAAAACGTGATGTGTCAGGTTCTGCTCTTATAGCAGCTTTGCAGTCTCAAGTTACAGCGTTTGAAGACTGGCAGAAAAATATAGCAAGTCTTGCTTCAAAGGGTATTAATGAAGGTTTACTAGCTGAACTACAAGCAATGGGGCCAAAAGCCGGAGCAGAAATAGCAGCACTAAATACTTTGACTGAGCAACAACTGGCCGAGTATACAGAACTGTGGAAGACAAAGAATAAGCAAGCAAAGACACAAGCTGAATCAGAGCTTACAGAGCTTAAGCAAAATACTGAAAAACAAATCAATGATTTACGATTAAAGACAGCCGATCAACTACGTGTATATCAAAGCGAATGGCGAAACAGCATGATTGCTTTGAAAGGTAATGTAAAAACCGAGATGGAGGAAATGCCAAACATTGGTGTTTATGCTGTAAATGGATTAATCGAAGGTATGATGTCTAAGCAAGGGGAATTAATGAGTGCTGCACAAGCACTTGCTGCTATAGTAACATCTGCTTTTACTGGTGCTCTAGATATTCATAGCCCTTCAAGAGTAATGAATGGTTATGGTATTAATATAGGTGAGGGCTTGATATTAGGTATTAACGAAATGGTAGGAAAAGTTGCTGGAGCTACTAAACGGTTAGCGAAAACGGTGACTGATGGTACTGTTAACTCAATGCCAAATAACACATCGTCCTCCACAACAAATAATACAGAGAATACCTTTAACTTAAATGTCACTAGTCCAAAACCACTTGATCCTTATGAAACAGCTAGATTAAGTAAAAATGGCTGGAAAGAGATGGCGCTACAAATTTGATAGCGAGGTGAAACCATGCGTACATCATTTGGATTTAATGAAAAACTAGTCTTCCACAACAATAAGGGACAGTCACTTGAAATATCGGTGACTAGTCCTTTTTTCTTGCAATCAGCAGATGGGATTGATTCGTTAGAAAATGAATTCTATAGCGTGAAAAACTACAATGAAGACGGTACAAACGTAAAGGGCTCAAGTGTTCGTGAAAGAAATATTGTTGTTGGAGGTCAATTAAGACGACAAGATAAAGAAATGAATAGGCAAAAGTTAATTCGCTTTTTTAATCCGAAATTCCGATTTACTTTAGAGTATACAAATGGTGACATTACTCGCTTTATAGATTGTCGTGTTGAAAAATCTCCTACTATAAGTAAACATATATGGCCAGAATTTATGGTTTCATTTCTTTGTCCTAACCCTTGGTGGTATACCGAAGAACAAAAGTATGAAATTGCTATGTGGGTAGCTGCATTTGAATTTGAACTTGAAATTGATGCGGATGGTGATGGTATTGAGATGGGCTATAGAGAGCCGAACAATGTAGTTAATGTCTTTAATGATAGTGATACGGCATCACCTTTACGTATTCAGTTCACAGCCATTGGTAGTGTAGTTGATCCATATATTGAAGTTGTGGAAACAGGAAGAATTGTCAAAATCGAAGGGACATTACAAGGTGGTGATGTTGTCACCATTAATACAAAACGTGGTGATGAATACGCCATTCTTGAACGAAATGGAAAGCAAATTAACTATTTTAATTATCTATCATATGACTCAGATATACAGTTAAGTGTGGATGTTGGAGATAATTTGATTCGTTACGATGCTGCCCAATTTGTATCTAATTTAGAGGTGTCTATTTACTTCACGCCTCAATTCGTGGGGGTGTAACCATGCTTTATGTATGTAACGAAGGTTTTGAACGACTAGGATATATAGGTAACTTTTCGTATCTTCTGTGGAGGAAAAAGTACGGACCGTTTGCAGAAGCAGAATTACACGTTGATGTTACGCCTAAAAACATCGAGTTGTTAAAAAAAGATAATATTATCTTTCGCCAAGATGACAATGAAGCAATGTATATTTATTACCGAAATTTTGATGATAGTAATGGTGTTGAGCAATTAGTGGTTAAATGCTTTTCATTATTCAGATGGACTGATAGGCGTTTTTTATGGCGTCAATACAATTTTGATGCAACGCCAGAAATGATTATGCGACAAATGATAAGTGAAACAATGATTAACCCAGCTGACTCTAATCAAAAAATAACACAAGTTAAACTATCTCCTTCAAAAAATTTCGGATCAAAAGTACAACACCAAATGACGTACAAAGAAGTCTACGAAAGCATTGAAAAGTTATGTGAAACACATGAAATTGGTGCTCGCTGCGATTTTAATGGTAGAGAATTGTTTTATGACTTCTATGAGGGCGTTAACCGTACAATTAATCAATCAGAACACCCACGTATTATTTTGTCTAAAAACCGAGCGAATTTGCTTCACCGCACTTATGAAGATGCGAATAATGATTTAAAAACAACAGCTTTAATAGCCGGAGCAGGTGAAGGTCCTGAAAGAAAATTAGCCAATATAGGTACAGCATTTAAAGGGTTAGCGCGGAGAGAAATTTTTATAGATGCGCGAGAAGTTTCAGATAAGAAGGATATAAACGGGGAACAAGTTGATATTCCAGCAGCGGAGTATAAAAGCTTACTACTTGCTAAGGGTAAAGAAAAATTGAGTGAATACACAGAGTTTATTGGTTTCGAGGCTGAATTAGACGTTACAAAAGAAAACACAAAATACAATGAAGATTTCTATCTTGGTGACATCATCACAATAAAAGATGATGAACTAGGGATTTTAATGAACAGCCGTGTCATGCAATCAGATGAGGTTTTTCAGCAAGATGGAAAATCAATCTATGTAACAGTAGGTAAGTCCGTTCCAACTCTTCCACAGGCTATAAAAAGGATGGTGAAGTAATAAATGATGAAATTTGGGATGTTTAACTCCATTAACGGGGATAGACGATATAAAGCGGAGGACTTCGCACAGTATTTTGCAACGTTTATTGGCAACGGTATATTTGTAAAGCCATCGGATTGCCTACAAATATACGCAAACGGTGATTCAATGAGTGTGACTGTTCGACCAGGCAAGGCATGGATTAATGGCTTTTATCTAATCAATGATGATAATTACACTTTGCCACTTTCTGTTGGCGATACAACACTAAATCGAATTGATCGTATAGTTATTCGATTAGACTTTGTTCAACGGAAGATGAGTGCGGAGGTCAAGAAAGGAGCCTTATCCGCATCTCCTGTTGCGCCAGTATTGAAACGTGATGCAGACGCATATGAATTAGCTTTAGCAGATGTTTATATAGCTAAAGGAGCATTGACAATCAATCAAGCTGCTATTACAGACACTCGCTTAAATAATAACTTGTGTGGTCTTATGCATGGTGTTGTAAATCAAGTCGATACCACTACAATATTTAATCAATATCAGCAATGGTTTAACGATTATTCTGTTACAAAAGCAGCCGAGTTTTTAGCGTGGAAAACGGATGTAACAACAGCTTTAGAGGCTTGGATTGACGCACAGGAGAAAGATTTTGAAGCGTGGCGACAAGCAGAAGAACAGCTTTATTATGCATGGCTGAATGGTCGGAAAAATGAATTTGACCTGTGGTTCGCGACGATTAAAGACATATTGAATGAAAGTGCGGCAGGTAATTTAGAACTTCGTATTGAGACTCATGAATGGGCTGATAGACCGCACTATAAAACAGACCGAGCTACTGGGAAGAAGTACTCAACAGGTCTGGTTATTATTGATGGAAAGATATTCCTTGAAACGGAGGAGATTATCTAATGACTTTAGTTGAATTAGCGAATCAACCTACTCAGGAACAAATACTCGAAAAGGTTGAAAATATTGATTTATACTCAGGAACTATAGTTAATGTTGATGGGAAAAAATTAGTCCCTATAACACATCCAGCAGTACTTATGGAGAAAATGATTTCTGGAATAAATGTTCCAGGCACATTTATGGGAATTACTAGTGATTATATATACATTAAACAAACATCAACTACAACCCATTATTTATATAATAAAAAGACGGATGAATTCACAGTTATAGACACAGCTGGTAATAGTTTGTTCCAGCAAACGAACATGACGTCACTCGGGGATTACAGGGCTCAGGCTAAACGGAATGCAAATGACGGTATTATAGATCTTAATGGAGTGCTTCACTGTACTGGGCTATATTCCGCTGGAAGCAATACGTGGATGTTGAGAATCGACACATCGAAGATATCAGGAATAACTATGAGTCTATCACTGACCAACGATTTGATAAACATACCGAACTATACGACTCAAGCTCCAAAGATATATAAGACTAGAAAATACGTTATATTGCTCAGAAATGCGAATTGGGGTATGAGATTTAATACAGCGACACAATGGGATGCCACTCTAAATCCATTTGTCCAATGGTCTACTTCAGGAGTTAAAATAAATAATTTGGATATCGTTTCAATATACAACATATACGACGCTATGGAGGAAGATCAAGATATCGTTGTCATAATGGGGACTATAGGCGTCCTTCCAAGTGCAACTGGAGGATTTGTTGCCAAATACAATATAGTAACTAAAGCCGTTCTATCTTTCTCAACTTTATCAGTGTCTAATGCATCTCATCTAAGCGAAGGACCTGTCGCAGATACTGGCGCTTATCAAGTATACGCTGGGAACGGTAAAGTATTGTATTTAAACAAAACCACACTACAAATTAAAGAACTATATTCTAGAACCAACTTTCAATATTCAAGATGTGTTGGAAAGACTGATACTTACATTGACCTTGAAATGATACCGACATACGTTTCACAAATTGCGAATTTTACACCTATAGGATTAAGGATGAGACGGGAGAGACTATATTTTGATGGTTCAATAAGTACCCCTCTTATTGATGGATATATGCCCCTTGATATATGGATGGATGTTGGCTCACTTTCAACACCATACTATATTCCAACCTATGACGGTGACATTTACATTTCTACGTCGTCTGCTGCTACCGATACCAGAGCATGGTACTCTGCTAAGGTAGGAGAAATTATAACAGGATACAAGGAGGTGATAGAATAATGATATGGTTATATCCTGTTGGCGATACATTCACAGTTTTTCACGTTAAACCAGATTTAGAAGGTCTTATAGAAATTGAGAGTTTACCCGAAGGAACTGGTATCTTAAGACGCTCTGATGATGGAACGTTCTATTACGAACCGTTCTCAAAAACAGAAGTGCCAGAAGTAAATCCAGATCCACCGATTAAACCTGAACAACCTGAATTATCATTAGAAGAAATGCAAGCGCAAATATTACTTAACACCGAGTATTTGGTATCAAGAGCAGAACTAGGATTAGGAGGAGTATAAAATGTCAGTATATGAATTGTGTAAGTATTTAATCGATCGAAAACGCTATGTGTATGCCGAAATGTTGAATAAAGTGAATGTCTTTTATGCAAATAATCAATTGAAGGATGTAGAGTATACAGGACTTCTAACAATAATGGATGAGCAGAAAACGCAAGCATAAGCTTAGCGTTATTTTTTATGCCAAAAGAAGGATATTTTACTTTTTTGTCGAAATTTGTAGTGTTGAAGGGAAAGATTAGAAATAAAGTTATATCATGGTACTTCTTTATCAAAAGGGAAATTAATTCTTAAAGAAATGAAATTAAGAGGAAGTGGAGTTCCTAAAAATTATGAGAATCTAAATTCATTTAAATATAAAGAGAAAAAAATTGATTCAAACACTACAGATGGTTATGTATATCTTGGGGATTTCATATGGGCTTTAGAGTTTGGGAATTTAGCTGCCTGTTTTGATAAGAATGAGGAAATTGTAATGTTTGAAATAGATGTTCCCGATGAATTATTAGAGGCAGATTTAGATCAAATTAAGCATGTAAGAGATTTTTGGCAGAAAGAAATTAGTATAGTTAATGAAAATAACATAACAGCTGCTGAAAGTTTTATGATTTGTAAATGTGTTAGGTTTAATGGGGATATGTTGTTAAATGATTTTAAAACTAATTATACTGTTATTAAAAGTACTGTTTATAAAGGAAATAAAACCGCTGATGTCCTATTTTCAAAATGGGAAGAAAAACCAGAGGATATTAAAGTTATTGCAGATTTTAAAGAGTTGTTAGAGTGGAAAAGTATTTAATTATTCATATATTAAAGTTATGTACTTTTTAATATTACTAACTACTGAGAAATACTTTTTAAATTAGAGTACAGAACGTTTTTTTATTTTAGATAGGATAATCATTTCTTTTGATTTTGGCGAAAGATAAATAAAGGAGTGATGTATATGAATAATGAAAAAGTACATTTGAAGTGTGGATACACATACTTAAGAAAAGGTGTAAAAAAGTCAGCAACGTATATTTCACCAAAAGTCAGTCAGAATTTTACCAATCCGAATGTTATTGCAAGTAAATTAGCAAATGAAATTTTAAATGCCACAGGTAGAACAGTAAAAGATTTTTTATTTGTTGGAAAAGAACCAGTTAAGAATGAATGAGCACTCTCTCTTGAGGGTGCTTTTTATATTGGGAAAAAGGAAGTGTTGTAAATGGAAAAATGGATAGCAGGAATTAGTGGAGTTATCGGTACGCTCATCTCTTATTCTGTGGATGGCTTAGGAATGGCCGTTACTGTTTTGATTGGATTTATGGCCATTGATTACCTGACAGGTATTATGGGTGGTATTGTTAATCGAAATTTAAACAGTCGTACAGGCTTTAACGGTATAATACGAAAGATTTATTACTTAATGCTAGTTGGTTCAGTTTATTTATTGTCCGTTGTGATTCCAGGCATAGAGTACGCAGGGGATGGGGCAGCCATTGCATTTTGTGTACTAGAATTTATTTCAATCACAGAGAATGGTACAAAGATGGGCTTGCCAATGCCAGACTTTATCAAAAATATTTTAGCAATCGTGAAGGATAAAACAGGAGAGGGTGAGGTTAAATGAGCTACATATTCAAACAAACTCTTTTACCTTCAAACAAGTATTCATTAAAGGCAACTTTCACCATGGCACCACAATTTATTACCGTACACAATACAGCCAATGACGCGCCTGCAGTTAACGAAATTTCGTACATGATTGGCAATAACAATCAGGTTTCTTATCACGTTGTAGTTGATGATAAAGAGGTTATTCAAGCAATTCCTTTCAACCGTAACGCTTGGCATTGTGGGGACGGTGGGGGTAGTACCGACCCTAACGCTTTAAAGAAAGGTAATCGTCTTTCTATTGGCATCGAAATTTGTTACAGCAAAAGTGGTGGTGTACGTTATGGGGTTGCAGAGGAAAATGCTGTTCAATACATTGCAAAGCTTTTAAAACAATATGGTTGGGGTATTGAGCGAGTGAAGAAGCACCAGGATTGGAACGGTAAGTATTGTCCACATAGAATTTTAAGTGAAGACCGTTGGAATAGTTTCTTAAAGCGTATTAAAAAAGCAATGGAATCAAATGAATCAGAACAACAAATAGTAGAGGAGGATGATAAAATGCAATTTACAAACGAAACTCTTAAAGCTGCAGTTCGTGACTACATCAAACAAGCAGTTGGCAAAAAGCTTATTGATAAATCACATCTTGAAAAATTTGACGCTGGCACATTAACAAATGGTGATTTGAAAGGATTGGAAATTATTATTGCTCAACGTAGCGCATAA